AGTGCGATTGAAATCAAGGGTGCCAAAACATCTGCGAATAGTCAAACCATCGTATTCAAGACTCGAAATACGGAAAGAATGCGGGTAGCTTCTGACGGTAAGGTGGGTTTATCCAATACTGAACCGAGTGAACTTTTAACTCTTGGTGGAAATCTAAAACTTAACGGAAGTAATGCAGCTATAATAGGTAGTGATACAAACTATTTAAAAGCTTTTACGGATATTAACGGTAATCAAACGAGAATTGAAAATCGTGTGGGAAGTGGTAAAGGTCTTAGCTTTTACGCGAGTACGACCGGTACAATGGGAACACCAAAGTTAACCATATTAGAATCGAGTAATGTTGGTGTTGGTACCGCATCACCTGTTGGTCTTTTACACACAAATGGTGGAACCGTGTTTATCAATGACCAAGTCGCTAATAGAGGAACCACGAGTCATCTTGATACACCCTTAGTAGTATCCAATACAAGTGCGATTGTTGGTATTTCGGATTTTAATAACGTAATTCAATTGGCTCGTGAAGGTGGTTCTGGTAGGGATGGTGTAAGAAGTATTTTCAAAATGGGGAAGCACGATCTTTCCAGTGGAACCTCGCGTTCTCAGTTGAATTTATCGTTAGCGAGTGATGATTATGAAACAGAGAGTCATGTCATGACATGGCGAAGTAATAAGCGGGTGGGGATTGGTACTACCACACCTACGGCCCATTTAGAAATTCTTGGAACGGGTATAGGAAATTTCAACACCAACGGTCTACTCGTTCATAATATTGAAGGTACTCCGGGTGATGCGATTATGGCTGCGAGAACGAGTAGTCTCAATTCAAACGCATTCGCTTCGTTTGCACAGACGGATGGAGATACCGGGTCATCTATTGCTAACCCGGTGGGATATTCCGTGGGTTTAGCGGGTGCACTTCGAAATGGTACACGCGTGGCAGATTTTAGAATTACCAAAAACCCAAATGTAATCGATGAATCTGGAACTGTTCAATTATTCATAGATGGTGCCAACGGAAATATGGGAATAGGCACCGATATACCCCGTGATTCTTTGGAAGTCAGTGGTAATGTTGTCATAGGTAATAAACTTTCGTTTACTGGTGTATCTTCAGACGAATTCGGTAATACGTTCATCACAGAACGACTATACGATAGCCTTGGTAAATCCGAACTTGTCATATTCAAGGGTAATGATCGAACAGGTACCGCCGCCCCAGATAGGATTCGGTCAATAGCGGCCGAACATCTTTTCCAGACCTATAACACAACTTTACCATCTTTATCTACTAACCAAATTCAATCCGCTTTAAACGGTGATGGTTCGGTGGTATCACGTGCGATGACTATAACTCCTTCAGGTGTAGTCGTTATAGGAGCTTTACCTTTAGATGACCAAGGTGAATTAGACGTAAGTAGTGCTACTCGATTTTATGTCGGTGGTGGTCTCGAGTTCGCACAGGATCAGTCGTTGAAGTTTGGTGCTTTAGATATTTTTACAGCTGCGGTTGGTCCAGTAAATTTAATAGAATCTATTGGAAATGCACCTTTAGTTTTCCGACAAAAGGTGTCAGGTACAAGTACGGAATATGCACGATTTACAAACGAAGGTCTCGTGGGTTTCGGTACAAATTCACCCGAATCAAATGTTCACATTTATTCCGACGCAACTGGTGACATAGATATACTCAAACTCCAAAATCCAGGTACAAATAACAAGGTTGGATTAACGCTAAACACGAATGATAATTACGGTGGTTACGTGAGGGGTTTTAGTGATTCCACCCATTCCGTACATGGTACGGTGATAGGAGGTGTTAATAATGGTACCGAAGGAGATGGTATACACATCATACACACATCGAATGTGGGTGTGGGTACAGTAAATCCAAGTGAGCACTTCACGGTGTATAACGGTACGGCTCGTTTAGAACATGCGACGAGTAACGCCATTCTCGAGTTCAAGACGACCGGTGGAGTGTCCAATATCTATGGTGACCACACTGGTAATGTGTTTGTAGACCCAGTTAGAAGTTTTATCGTGAATAGCGATACAGAAATTGTTGGTGACCTTCAAATCGATGGTAAAATTGATTTGGGTAACCAAGTCGCTGTGGACCTAGGCGGTGTGGATGCCACTACAGCCCTTGAGGTCGGTGGTGGATTTATTTCAAACTCGAATGAAGTCGCATGTAAACGATACTCGAAAACATTCACACGAACAAACCAACAAAGTCAGGATATACAGTTACGATTCAATAATAATTCATTTTATGCTAAGATTGTCGCCATTTTGAGATCTGATTTTAATGTGAATGATATGAGTACTTTAGTCATAGAAGTTCAAGGTGGTACACGTGACGGGGCGACTCCATCAGAAAATATAACGATGGGTAATAAAAGTCTTTTCGGTGGTGGTAACTTACACCCATGGAATCCCACAGTTACGACAGGTAAAAATGGTATTCTTTTCGCCCCAGAAGTTACATCGGGACGTACGTATTATTATGACCTTTTTGTCGAAGTCATAACATCCGTGGGTGGTAAGTTGGTAGAAGTTCGAACAAATAACCCAGCTGTTGATAATTTCTCCGCAACACAATTGGTAACGTTTACTCATTAAATTTACTACGAGGGAGTACCCCGCGGTAGATTCAACATTTATGCCCTGATGGAATCAGAGATGGCTAGTGCGACTACGCCAACAATGAAAGCCATGATGACGTAATTCATTTCAGTTTCTTCACGACCGACCTGAGGCTTTACAGGTTCAGCCTTGGCCTCGGCGACAACTTCTTGCTGTCGAACGGGAGGCTCGAGCTCCTCAAGCGGACAATACGCTATCATTTATATATATTTAGAGATTAATTTCGGTCTTCTTCTTTCGACGAGTTCTTTTGGGTTTGGATCCACCAACATTAACTTCCTTGACTTCACCACCTGTAGAATCCCCTGATACGGAAATGATATCAGAGAGATCATCCTCCTCTTCCATGATGGGTTCAACCGAATTCGATTGTCCCATGGTGGTGTTCATAGGTGGTGGTGGGGGCATCATGATATTACCCATCAAATTCGAAATGTCCACACCGGGTCCTTGCATTTCGTATTGTCCTGTACCTCCTACGGGTGCGTCCACAGAGGGACCTCCTGGTGCGCGTGTGGTATTCTGTACCGCCGACATCATATTCTTAACGAGGTCTGGGTTTTGCTTAATGACATCGTTCATGTTGGGCATCACCGATTTGAACATAGAATTGGTAAGATGGAACATCATCGCAGAGCCACCGAGCATCATGATAAGCTTGACCTCTGGTGCGACGTTCACCTTAGACCTATATTTAACATATAGCTCTTCGAACACTGAATCGTAGTCATCCACGTTCTCCATCACCGACTCAGACCAACCCTCGAGTTGAATCTCAAATGGGTTGTATCTCTTGTTAAGAAACTCAAGCCCTGTTACACAGGCTATGAGCATACGCCTCGAAAACCGAACAGATTGTTCTACATCTATGCTATACGTGATACGCTTAACCTCCGATCTGAGTTCATCAATCCCCGAGTATGCATTCAATCGTTTGTTCACGGCGAACCCCTTCTTTTCTAACCGTCCGAGTTTATTAACAAGATCCGCCTTTTCCTCGTCAATTGACGTATACCCCTTGGAAGGTTGTTCCGCCTGTTCACTCGGACCCGGACCCATGGGTTCATCATCGAACATCATCGGTTCGTCTTCACCGTAATCAATCTCTTCGTCTTCCCTATTCTGAACTGGAACACTTTGTTTGTTGGGATTCACAAAAGCATCCATCGCTTCTTGGTGTTGAGAAGTTCCAGGTCTTTGCATTGGTCTTGTGGTGGGTCTGGGTACTGGCTTCGGTCGTGGAGCGGAAATTTGAATCTCATCCATGAGTGCCTGCTCATCAGCATCTAATTTCATCACATTCGTTTGACCCCTGTCGAGTACGATTTCTTCGTCCATCTACTCTCTATGTAGAAACTAAGAAAATGTCTTTAACGCACTTCAAAAATTATATATGTCTATTATAAATGTTCAAACTCAATCTCAACCGTGCCGATCGTAACGCTCTCGTGGCGATGACCGTGTTGATAATTCTCATCACCATTCTTGGTTTCATGAATGTACGAAGCTCTAAGTACCAACCCAGGCCAATTACTATTACACCCGTCAGCGAGGAGTCTCTTTTTGACCTCGAGTCTGATGTTGATTGTGTTGCCGGTGGGGGTAAAAAGGATAGCCCTTACTCGGTTGGTCTCACTCCAGGTGGTCTCTGTGGTGCACAGGAATTAGTCGGTGCCCACGCTGGTTATGAGATCGCGGACGGAATCGGTGGATCTTTAATCTAAGCTATTTATAAATATGGCCCTGATTACATCGCCAACGGAAATGATTCCCGATCTTAATTATGAATATCACACCATCACTATTGATAGTGTGGGTCAGGGTAGTGCAAATACTTTTACTTGTCATCTTCAGCAACCCCTGAAGAATGTGGTTCAGGCTAGACTTGTGGGTGCTCGCATCAACACGACTACAGCCACTGAACATTGTTATGTATCTATAAGTGAACTTGACTCCATTTTCTCTGACAGGGCCTCCAATGTTCTCACGGGTCAATCATCTTTGAGTATTCTTCGTAACTCATTCGCCAGTCTCGTCACTGCCGATGATACAGGTATAATAAGTTTTAAAGATGACTACCCCGTTGCGACACAATACGTAAACCCAATTCGTTCGATCGATAGATTTACTGTAAATATACGGGATCAGGACGCAAATCTTGTAACTCCCCCAAATCCCGCCGAAAATAATTTTTTGGTCATTCGTTTCGTTTGTAGAAAACCCAACCTGTAATTTTTCTCCCCTTAAATTAGTATTACCATGTCTGCCGGTGTTGTTCAATTGATTGCCATAGGAGCCCAGGATAAATTTATCGTGGGCGATCCTCAAATATCTTTCTTCAGTTCAACATTCAAACGCCATGCTAATTTTTCACAATCCGTTGAAAAACAAACAATCCACGGAGCGGTGAAAAACAATTCTATGTCCAGTGTTCAGTTCGAGAGATCGGGTGATCTTCTCAATTACGTGTATTTTACGATGGATAACAATACAGAGGCTCTCGACACCCAAAGATGGGATAACATTGTCGAGAAGGTTGAACTTTTGATTGGTGGTTCTGTTATTGATTCTCAAGATTCTGTATTCACAGAGAATATTGCTGTGGATACTTTCGCTCAAAACGTTTCTAAGAGTGCACAAGGTACACACCCGGGTATTTCTGCACGTTCATTTTTTTATCCTCTGCGTTTCTTTTTTTGTGAGTCACCCCAATCTTCGTTGCCACTCGTAGCTTTAAACTATCATAACGTGGAGCTTCGTATCTATTGGGGTTCTGCTGCTACTAATAAAAATATTGAAGCTTTCGCAAATTACATTTATTTAGATAACGAGGAGCGTGGTCAGATTATTTCACGTAAACATGATATGTTGATAACACAGGTTCAAAAGAATGTCGCTTCTGGAACGACCGTTCAAGAACTTACGTTTAATCATCCTGTGAAGTACCTAGCCTCTTCTAATACAACAACCGATAGCGCGCTTACTTCGGCAACAAACAAGGTAAAACTAAATATAAACGGTGTTGATTTAAGTAATTATAAATGGGGTAAACCACATTTTATTGATGTGATGCATTATTACCACACAAACTTTGTGGCATCCCCCGATTTCTTCTTGTATCCATTTTGTTTATCCACAAGTTCACACCAGCCCACCGGTTCGCTTAATTTCAGTCGTATCACTTCAGCGAAGATTATGAGTGAATCGATGGATATCCTTGACCCTATATACGCAATAAACTACAATATATTACGAGTTGAAAATGGAATGGCAGCATTGCTTTACGCAAATTAAAAATACCATTATATATTAAATGGTCAAGAATTTGCCGACGGTGGAGCGGTCCACCAAAATCAGGTTCGGTAAAAATTGTACCAACGACCAGGCAGAAAACACGGTCGTGTTCAATGCGAGTAACGTTGAAATTGATGCTGCATTTGAAAATTCTATCTATATGACACCCTTGCGTTTACGAACAGATCTTTCAGATAGAAATATAACTGTATTGGCATATAATCGAGTGACCAAGGAAATTATGGACTCCGATGCCATCGCAGAGGATATTCTTAATTTCACTCTCGAGGCAGCTGTACAGAATGGAAACGTGACAGCAAATACAGTTTCATTTAATAATACCATCACGGGTTTTACAACCCTTTCAAATGTGGGTATTGCAAACGCTGCACCGGTGGATACTCTTTCAGTGGGTTCAAAAGTTTTCGTAAATCAATCTGCGACGGACACACTTCGAGTTCTGGGAAACACATACATTCAAAATAGTTTGGTGGTCGATGGAGACGCGACATTTAATGGTCTCGTCACAACTTTACATTCCAATAACACGACCATAACGGATGCTCTCATAGAGTTGGGAAAAGATAATACCGGGAGTGATTCAACTTTAGATCTTGGTCTTCTTTTAAATCGCCCCGGTTCAAATGTTGGGGTTGGGTTTCGGGAAAATTCAAAAGAATTTGCTATCGGGTACACAACTTCGAGTGCGTCGGGTCATACCATTACCCCTCTTACGAGTGAAGATATAAACGTACATGTG